ATTGTGTTGGTGGTGTTGGCCTGCTGGGTAGCAGCCGCCTCTGCAGCTGCTGCCTTGTTGCTGGCCCGTGCTTGTGTGATGCCTTGCAGGAGGTTAGCTCCCGCCATCGCAGCTAGTTGCCACATTACTTCCTCCCGATCTTCTGATGATACCGGCAGGCAAATTCTAGGCCGGTGATGTTTAGCTCGCGTGAGCCGTCCGTGTACACGTACAGCGTAGTGCTCTTGGCGTCTGTGCGGCACGGCACCACAGCAGAGGACTCGCCCGCAATCGGCGCTTGACCAAGTTCCAGTTCAGACGACTCAAAGAACAAGGTGGCCACATCCAGCGGGTCCGGCACTACTTCGTAACGATTGTCCTGCACCAGCACTTTGTACTCGCTTGAGTTTACTGTGCTGATATAGTACCGCAACAGGGTCAGCTTGTTAGTCTCTACCCGCTGGCCTTGGTAGTCCAGAACCATTGGGACCGTCGGCACAAAGGACGAGCGGTAGCTGTAGCCCGACACGTACTGCGAAGTCACAGCTCGCCACGCTTCTGGGATAGTAAGCGTCCCGCCTGATACAGCCGGTGTCACTTCTTCCCCACGTAAGTCCTCAGATACTGTATAGCCTGCAGCGTACACCTTACCTGTGTAAGTGCCCTGCGCTTGCAGGGCAGCTGGCAAGGTGATCTGCCCGCTGCCGTTGACAGTACTGTACCAGAACAGGTCTGCAAACGGACGAATACCCTCCGTCTGGTATGCGGACGCCTTGGTATCTAGACTGCCAATCATGAGCTGGCCTGCTGCGTAGAATACGATATTCAGCACGTCTTTGCTGAAGTACACTGCTGCAATGTCAAACGGGAAGTACCAAGTGCCCCATGCCTGCTGCGCTTTCTCAGCCCCATTCCACTGGTACTGATTCACGATCAGGCTCTTGCTGTTGGCTGTCGGCAGGAACAGGCTGATGTTGCTCACAGTACTAGCTGCGGCGGCTCGGCAGGTTCCCCGCATGTACCGGGGGATATGCGCCGTGGCCTCGTACGAGGTGTACTGCGCGTCAGTATACTCGGACGGCAGCATTTCCATGAATCCAAAGTACTCCGAACTCAAGGGCACAGGATACAGCAGACTGCGCCCAGCGTTCACAGGCTTGGCACCCATGTCTGCACTGTACTCTGAGGTCAACACCACGGTAGCTGTGCGCGGAGTGATAGCCGCGTTTGCTGCTGGCAGCACTGCCTGATACTTCTGACTGAACAGCAGCAAGTCCTTGTTAAAGGCCACCGCATATCGGAAGGCGGCGCTGGTCGCTGCAGAGCTGCCTACGTGAATCGGGTCGCTGTCCAGTAGTGAGGACACAGTGCTGCGGTAGAAGCGGTACGGGTTGTTGCTAGCGCTTAGGCTAACCTGCGGCCCAGCCAGCAGCACTAGACGGCCTTGGTAAGCAGCTATTCCCGTGATGCCAAACGCTAAGAACGGCGGGTCCTCGTTAGACTCATCGTCCCCCGCTAGCCGGCCCTCATAAGTGCCGGATGCAAGCTGCCAACTACCGCTGTACGTTAGGACCTTTGGCATGTTCAGCAGGGCTGATGGGCTGGCCTCATCACCCGATTCCAGCCACGCCTGTTCGGTAGCGTCATACTTGAAGTACTTCGGACTGGACAAATCACCAACCCGCACTACCATGCCACCGGCTTGTGAAGGCAAGCGTGCAGGCAGGTCAGACTCTTGGTTCACGTAGTACGCCTTAGAGGCTACAATGTACGTGCTGCCGGAGCTGGTGTTGGCTGTCAGGCTGGAGCCTGCTTCCATGTACAGGTAGCCACCATCGCGGTACACTGTCAGGCCAGAGACTAACACCAGCGCGTCGTACAGCTTGGTAGCGATGTACTGCGTGGTTGCTAGTGCAGCATCACCAGCGGTAGAGCCATCGGGTGTGGTGTAGGACACTGTGGAACCCACACCGTTCACAACCACCCGCACTTCGTACTGCTTGCTGAACGCACCAGTCTTGATGTACACGAACGCCCTGCGAGAGCTGGGCATGGCTACGCTGGCGGCTTGCTTAGTAGGCTTGACCGCTGTGTTCACTAGGAATAGTTCACCGTTGCACACAGCGGCCTGCACATCGGACGCGGACGCGGCCTGCAGGTACGAACCGCCCGCCAGTGTTGCCTGTAGCGTGTACGACTCATCCAGCACGTAAACATTCCCGTCCTGTGCGTTGTGCAGGATGTGGACGTTCTTAGAGGAGACCTCTGTGTACCAAGCGTTCAGCTTAGTTGTGCTGGAAGTCAGCGCAGCACTGTAACGCAACTGCGTACCGGGGCGGCGGCGCAGCCCCGTCACTGGGTCAGACAACATGTTGTCTTGCGCAGTAAGCTGGCCCGGCAGACGGGCCTGCGGAATCTGCTGTGATACGCCCTGCAGCAGACTCTTGTAAGAATCTTCGTAAGTCCCCATACTAGCCTCTCATGGCAGCCCGGAGTTTCTGGAACCGGGGGTTGGTTCTGGTGGTGTGGCGTTTCTGGCGTAGGTGGTGCATCTGCAGGTCTGCCCATGCGCGGGCTTCCAGTTCCTTCCACTCTTGCACTACAGCCTCGCGCCCGATGTCCGTGAGGTATGCTTCCACAGCAGCACTGTACACTACGTACAGGGCGGCCTCTTCTGGCATATCCCAGAACTCCACGAAGTACACACCTGTGCCCACGATTGGCTGCGTGAACACGAAAGTGCCCGTTTCGGTATTCCACAGGTACTCCTTGCGCAGTGCTACTGGGCCGTCCGCAGTTTGCAGCTCCAGCAGGTCAAACGGACGTGCGATCATTCCAGTGGAGTCAGGGTACAGCGTCACAGTCTTTTGCGTGTTAAACCACCAGCCACGAGTCAACAGCTGGCGCTGCTTCATTTCGATCATGGGCAGGATGATGCCCAGAGTCGGATGCTTGGCACTGGTGCTTGTTACAGTGTGCTCGCCCAGCTTGGGCAAGATCAGGTTTACAGCGGTAAGAAGTTCCATTGTCGTCTCCTATAACGAAAAAATAGGCTCACCCGAAGGCAAGCCTATTTGCACCTTACAGGTGAAGGTACTACAGCAACTTATGCGTCAGTGTCGATCACAGCCACAACGTCGCCACGGCGCAGACCAACCACGTACATGGCGTACGAGTCAATCACATTGGCGAAGTTCGGGCGATCTTCCCAGACCTGAACAGTCATCGGCATGGCCTCGACAGTAATCAGGGCTTTCTTCGGGAAGAACACGATCATGCGGGCCTTGGCCTGCGCAGTGGTCAGATCGTACGCATCACCCAGCGGGTGGTCAGCAATGGCAGCGGTCGGGATACGCGGAGTCTCGATCACGCGGATACCGTTCAGCCATGCAATGCGACGGCGGGCGTAGTCGTTCTCTGCCGACGGGCCTTGGAAGTCCACGTTCATCAGCTTCTTGTCGTCCAGCAGGACGTTGAACACGTCCGGGGTGACAAGGGTGATGGCTTCCATCAGGGAATCGCCCAGATCGCGCTTCACGAACTCAGCCAGCACGTCCTTGTGCTTGGCTACCCAGATGGCAGCAGCGGCTTCGTTGTTGGCAGCAGCAGCAACGCCAGTGGCAGTTACGCGGATACCATCGTAGAACGCGCCGGAGGCTTTCAGTTCAGCCGGGGCAACCCAGTCCCCCGCCTTGATGAGCTGGATGATGTGCGCTTGGTCGAACGACTTGGCGTGCGCGGTAGCGTGCTCGGCGCTGTACTCGGACTTGAAGTCCGGGCCAGTCCAGTCATCTTGGAAGTCCACTGCACTGCGGATGTACACGGTGGTATCTACAGTGATGGTGTACTTATCGTTGATGATGCGGGTGGTATCCAGTTGGACGCCAGCCTTACGGCCCTTCACGGTAGCGCCGCCTACACGATCACCGCGCCATACGTTGGTGCCGCTGATGCTCTTGAAGGTAGTCAGGCCACCAGAGCGGAACATGCTCTGCACACGGAACGAGCCGTCGATCAGGCCCTCGTACGCTTCGATGTGGATGTCGCGGTCAGCAGTAGAGCCAGCCCAGTGGCCACGGCTCATGGTTGCAGCAAATTGGGTATCAGCCATTTAGTACTCCAGTATTGAATTATAGATCAGCGGCCCAGCTGTCGGCCCAGTTTACGGCGATTCAGCAGTTCAGCTTCTTGGGCTGCGAAGTCAGCAGACATCGGGTCCAGCTTCGACAGTGCAGCACGGAACTCAGCAGCAGACAGGGCTTCACCGCCAACGGTGGCGGCACTGCCCGGTTGCAGCGTTACAGCAGGGGTGACTTGAGCGCCCTTAGCCTTTGCGAACTCCACCACGCGCTCGGCAGCAGCTTTCAGCTTGGCCGGGTCCGTGGATTTCAGCAGGTCGGCTACGAAGTCACGTTCGTACTCACTGGCGCTTTGCTTGAACAGGGCGGCAGCTGCATCCCAGTTAGCCTCGGAGCCTGCAGCCTCATGGGCCAGCTTGGTGCCCAGTGCTGCAACGCGCTGCACCTCACTCACGATGGTCTTGGCGACAGTAGCCAGCTGGGCTGCCTTGTTAGGGGCGACTTCCTGCAGGTACTTCACGTCGATCAGTGATGGGTCGCCGCGCTCAACAGCTAGGCCCAGCGCACGGTCGATGTCCACTTCTGGTGCGAACGTAGTGAACAGTTGTGCTTGTGCGGCCAACGCCGGGTCGTCGATCTGCACGTCCTTCAGAGAGGGTGCAGCTTCAGGTGCCACTGGCGCTGCAGGCTGCGCCGGCTGTGCTTGCTGGCTCTGCAGGAACGCTGCAGCAGCGGCCAGCTGCTCCGGTGTGAACTGGGGCGCAGCTGCCGGAGCGGCTTCAGGAACCGCAGGCGCGGTCGGTGCCGGAATCGGTGCCTGCTCAGGCTGGGCCGGGGCTTGGGAAAGGGCTGCCGGGTTTACGCCAGCCGGTACTCGTACTTGTTCGATAGTCATTCAAATCATCCTTGCTGTAGTTGAGAGAGTGCGGCTTGTTGGTCGGCCATGCTCACGGCTTGAGCTGCACCCGCCTGTGCGGATGCCAAGGCAGCGTCGGCAGAATTCTCTGCTGCTAGCTGGTCCTCGTCTTTCATAACCGTCTCAGGGTCTACGCTGTAGCCCTGCAGAATCACGTCCATTACCTTCTCGGTGCTAATGCGCTTGTCTAGTTGCATCAATGCCGGAACGATTGCTGAAGCATCGGTGGCAACGGAAACCAAGGACTGTACATCGGTGGCACGGCCCAATGCTGGGAGGCCCGCGATTACATCCAGTTTCACAGTGTCAGTCACGATACCCTGCAGCAAGTCAGGCTTGATTTCGTTGACAAGAATATGTGCCAAAGGCACTTGTAGTTGCTCGGCTAGGACAGAGTACGCTCCGCCAAGAGTCGTCTCTGCTTCCTGAGCCTGCTGGCGCAACTCATACGCAGTAACACGTTCCGCATTCCGCACGTTCGCGCTGTACATGAAAGCACGCGCCAATCGTTGTTCTGTGGATTCAATGCGGGCATCTGCATCCCGCAGTTTACTGCTCGCCCCGGTTTCGTACGCAGTGATGCTGCCAGCAGCACCTTGCACGTACTCACCAGTCTCCGCTTCCGCCACCTCATCCACGTCTGTACCACTGCCCGGCTCCACGAGGTTGATTACTCGCAGTGCCTCGATAGCGTACAGTGCAGCCGCCTCTGACAGATCAGACAGCTTGGCGAAACCGCCAGCGTAGTCCTCTACCAGCCCGCGGCCATAGTGCTCGCCCGGAACAACGCTCCATACTACGGTGCGCCACGGGCACAGGTGCTCTGGGTACGACCCTTTAGTGCCAATGTCTTTTCCTTCGACCTGTTGGCTTACCTCGTACACCCATCCAGACTGAACCTGCACACGTTGGATTCTGGTAAAGACTTCGACTGATTGCTCAGGTTTGTACTTACCATATGGTGCAGGGTTTAATTCCGCCTGCAGTTCCAGCGGCAGCGAGTCGAACGAGCGGTACTCCCGGAGGATGGTGTCCATCGCGGTGCCGAGGCTATCCCGGCGTACGGCGAATTGTTGCAGGCCGTACGCCACGAACTTTTTGTTCTTGCTATCGCGGTACGTGAGGCAATTGCCAGTGACTATCAGGTGCTGCAGCGCCAGAATCACTTGGCTATACCCGGCATTAACGAACAGCTGGCCACTGGCGTCCTTTTCGATACTGGCTAGACTGGCCACAATCTCCTTGAGCTTGCCGATCTCGTCTGCACGCTCCTTTGCTTCCTTGCTCAACTCGGCCTTGAAGAAGGGCCGGTTGTGCGGAAACAGTAGCGTGGCCAGCTTACTGGCTAGGTTGTTCACCAGCAGCGCACCAATCTCTTGGTAGTCTCGCTCTAGCTGCTCTTGCTGGTACTTCCGCTTCAGGTCTGTGTCCGGCATCAGTTTAGGGATAGTCCAGTGTGCGTACTGGACTGCCTTCAGACGCACAATGTCGTCCTTGTACTTCTGGTACAGTGTCTTGTACAGTACCCTCATACTACAGCCCCAGCGTACTGGCTAGACCGCCGCCCTGCCGCCGCTTCTTCAGCAACTCAGTTGCGGCATCGGCTGTGCCAGCAGCCTGTACATCGGCCACCTCAGTATTACGCAGATCAGCTGCCATGTTCTTCTGCAGATTCATGGCTGCAGTCTGCTGTTGCTGCAGGCTGCTGTTAAGCTGGGCCGCCGCTCTGGCTGCGGCATTGGCCCCCGTAATGCTTCCGAGAGGATCTGCGATGCCTACCTTGATGATTTTCTTGAATGCGCTGGATACGCTCCCCATCACAATCTCCTGTAAAGTTGTCGATACTCAGTAGCAGAGACCCGGCTGCTGCGACTGAACCACTTGTACTCACACTTTTTTGCAAGGCGTAGAGCATATGCCAGTACAGCCCTGCCCGCACCCTTTTGACCAACACAGTGCATCAGGCAAACTACTGTGCCGTAGTGAATGTCTACCAATTCAATCAGCACCCCGCCGCCTACTAACTGGTCGGCGTCGTCGTACACCGTAAGTTCTATACGGTCGTACATCTTCATTAGCTGCAAGCTATCGTCAATGTACTGTGATTTGCTCCTGTTCTGCAGCTCAGGCAGTTCTTCCCATGTACGGGCCAGTAGCAGAATAGCTTCCACCGACGCAGGCACACCTGCATCCAGCAGTTTCTCTCTAACCTCCATTGTACTTTCCCTTTACAGTCTCTAGTACTCTTTGAGTTCCAAAGTACTGATGTATCTCTGCTTCAGAGGCAGTAGCAGGTAGCACCCTTGTCGGATACATACTCTGCAGATACTCTATCTGTTGTCTGGTGAAGTACACGTCTTTGCCAGCTTGTTGTGCTTCTGGTATCTCCCCAGTCCTTACCTGTCTGGTTCTGCTGTTCATGCTCACTCCTAGTGCTTAGCGACTGGCGTCGCGGGCCTTATAGCCCATTGCCCGCTTCGCTCGCTATCTGTATTCCCATCCTTCGGCTGGTCTTACCAGATAGTGCAGGGTTAAATTAATCAACTGAAAAAGTACTCTGAATCCAGTACCTTAGCTAATTCTAGGGTGCCTATGCGGGGAGGCTCCCCCGGCAGTCCAACATCCCATAGGAAATTACTAAGGAGGTCAGTATCCTGATAGAGATTAACAAAGGCTTCCCTGATAATCCGGTGCATACTATCCACGTCTGCAGGGTGCGTACCAAAGGAATCATGGATACCTACCATCTGCAGACCTGCAGCCTGCATACCGACAGCTGTCATTTGAAGGTGCGCAGCATCTAACGCATGCACGAAGTTAGGACTAATCGCGTTCTTCATGCGATGCTTATCTGTACTATCCCCGAACATTCGGACAGTCAATTGCTTAGTACAGCTGCTCTTGACATCTATGCGCTTGTCCAGTGAGTCTTGGTAGTCATGCACTACCAGAAATCCTGTGGGCACACGCCACTCAAGGCGCTTACCCTCCGGGGCCTGCTGTACAATCCCCTGTAGCCAACGCATTGCATCGGCTGCAGATGGTACTGTTTGGCCAATGCCGTAGAACAGCTTCTTCGCAGCGTACGCTAGCGTAGTGTTCAACGACAGCCCAGCCGCCTCGCACATTTCTTTTGTGACGCCGGACTTCAGGTACAACCAGTCCACTGTACCCGCGACCGTCGCACCGTACAGGTACGTCATCACTGGCTTCTTGGCGCAGGTGCGGCTGATGCCTCCATCAAGCCACAGCTTCGCCATAGCCTGCACTTCCGGGTCGTCCGATTGCAGATCGGAGCGCATGAACATCTGCGCAGTATTGGCTACCCGCGCATAGATGTCCTGCTTAGGGCCTACGCCATCTGCATCCCAGAGGTTCACGTACTTCCCGCCCGCAGGGTCTCGCAGCATCGCGCTAAAGTGCTGCAGCCCGGAGCAGGTGGCGTCCATGTGGACGGGCAGCCCGGTTCGGTACTGCTCTGGATTCCCGCTGCGCAGGGCCTCTCGCAGCTCCCACGCGGCGCTGAACATGCACCAAGGGGCGTCAGTACCCCACACGTCAGGGTGGTCCTCTGGGGCCTCTAGCGCCCGCTCTATGAGGGTCCAGTTGTCGATAGTCCACTGCGCCCGCTTGTCCAGCCGCTCCTTATCGAAGCCGAATGAGTTAGCAATATGCACCCGGAGCCAGTACAGCCCACGGCGACCCAGCGGGCGTTTCTCGTGGAAGTGCAGGCACGACTTCGCCAGATCGGTGCCCTGCGGGTTCGGGGTGCCCCGGTAGTACACCCGGCCACGGGTATCCAGAAACACCGGGAACCACACCGGGGAGTTCAGCTCGCCGTCGAGGTCCCGCGTCAGGCTCAGGAACCGGGACATTTCCCGCACCCGGCTGGCCCATGCCTTCCGCTCGTCATACCACACCACTACCTCACGCTTCCAGTTCGTGAACGCTTCTAGGGCCTCTGGAGAGGCGTCTGCCTTCACGAAATCTTCAGGCAGGGGGAAGGCAGGCCGGTCCCGGAAAACACGCTCAGGCACTCCCAGTGCGCCGCCACCGGCACGCCACACACGCAACATGGCTTCCAGTGTCGGCTGGTGTACCTGAAACGGCACAGACTGCAGGTAATTCGCAGCCTGAAATACCAACGGCATCTTCTCTGCGGTGAACTCTTTAGCCAGCCGGGCACGCTCAGATCGGCGTCCCTTCTGGTACAGTGACATCAGCGGTGCCCGGTGCTTGCGACGCCCGCTTATGAAGCCGCCGTCTCGAATGTCCGACCACGGGTCAGGCGGGCAGCGCATGAACATGCTGCCAGTATCCAGCACAGATTGCAGGTCATCGCGTTTGTACTCTGTCAGGAACTCCAGCACTTCGGGAGCCAGCTGAACGGACAGCACAGTGCCGCGTCTGGCATTGCTGCGACTGACTTCGATGATGCCTGCTCGAATCATGGCCTCGACACCCCAGTTCCCAAGGTGTATCGCTTCCACTTCATTCAGGTGAGAGTCTAGCTCGCCCTTCATGATGCGGTTGTACGCGACGTTCATCACGTTCCTGATGTGCCGTTGATTCGTAGTGCCCCGTTCCTTGATCTGCTCTTGCACCTTCTGCATGTACACCGGATTCACTGCATCGGCTTCCCGGATACGGACTTCCAGCTCGAACTGCCGACCAATCGTGCTCATCAGGGACTGAGGCACAAGCGTACCGTTCCGGCACATGTCCACTAGGCACTCGCGGATAGCTACTCGCAGGCAGATCACAGCACCCACATCAGCTGGCACCTTGCGGAGCCAGCCCTTGATGCGGGCGTGGTGTCCACGAGTCTTTTCCTCTTGGAACTTCCGCAGCTCGTCAGCCACTACGCTGTACGCCCGGCTGATGAAGCTCTGAGTCTTAGGCAAGTCCAGCCCGCCGCCCCGCAAGGATTCGGCAATCTCTGCGAGCCGGGCGGCTACTGCTTCTTCGTCATGCTGCAGTTCAAACTGCTCTTGTTCCTCGCGGGTAAACGGCATGCTGTCTCCTACAAGGATGTACCGTACGTCTCGGCCAGATCGGCCCGCAGCTGCACAGTGAACTGCGGGTTCAATTCCTGCAGCTCGTCCAGCAGGGTGGCTGCAGCCTGCAGGTTCCCGGTCTCCATCGCGGAGTACACTTGGCGTTGGATTGTTACTTCAGTTGCTTCCATCAGATTGTCCAGTCTTGTTTGAATTGTCGCAGCATGCCTTCAGGTGCGCCATGCGTGTTAAAGACGATACCATCCATTGCCAGCGTATCCAGTCGGCCTTCTGCAATACTGGTAGTGCTGTCCAGCTCGCGGGCATTCCATGTGCTGTGCACTTCCAGTACCTTGCCGCCGATGCGCTGTACAGCGGCCAGTTCGTTCTCAAAGCGAACGTCGGCGATGACAGGTACTTTGCCCTGCACGTACAAGTTACGTGCACGTAGCAGCCCCTCGGTCAGCCACTTATCGTCGTACCCCAGGTGCTGGCGGATGTAGCTAGTGCCGTACCACAGCAGGTGGTCACGCACGCTGCGCGGCTCATCCATGTCCAGCCCCAGTACAGACACGCAGAACGCCACGTACTTGTCGAAGTCTGGATGCACGTTCTTCAGGGCGAACATGTTGAACTTCCAGTCCTTCAGCTTAGGCTCGTTCCGAATCTCGTAGAAGTCTATCACTTCCGGGAACAGCTTGGCCACTTCGTCAGTCAGCGCATCCGCAAAGTGAATCACTTCCACTTCCGGGTACTCTTGCTTCAGCAGTTTCGCAAACGTGTCCTTGCCGCAGCCGGGCTTGGCACTGTACAGGCCCAGCATTTCGATCTTCACAGGTGTTTTATCCATCGTCCTTCCTCGTCCAGAATCATGGGAATCAGCATGGGGCGGCCTTCCAGAATCACGCCGCAGCCCAGCACAGGTTTAGCAGCAGTGTGCTTGCCATACGCAAAGGCAAGACTGTCCTTGTCGATCAAGCAGCCAGCACTCATATGCCAGTACAGGCGGCTCACGCTGGCCTTGTACTGCACCGAGAAGTCACCATGCAGGTGCCCTGTCACAAGGTTCATACCATTGTGCGCAGCGTCAGCAATGCCAGTACCGGACGGCTGGTGCTTGAACAGTACCTTGCCCAGCGGCGTCTCGATTGTCCAGCCGTAGCGCCACGACCAACCATCGGCACCACCTTCAGGGAACAGCACATCGCGGTACTTCTTGATGTACTGCACCGGAATGCCATGCGCCTTAGCCTTGCGGTAGTGCATGCTCCCGTGGTTCGAGTGGCAGACCAGCATGTTCGGGAACAGCTTGTGCAATCGCTGCAGGAACTTCTTGCCCTTCTCCAACTCCGCACCCGCACTGTCGAGGTTCGGGTCAGAGTCGTGGAAGCTCATTGCGTGCTTGTCAAGCTCATCACCAAGATTAACCACAAGATCAGGCGGGAAGCTATCAGCCACAGCACGTAGAAACGCCAGTCCGTCTGGATGGTGGTACGGCGCGTGCTGGTCCGGGATGACCAGAATGGAATGCGCGATGTCAGGGATTGCAAGATCAGCTCCGATGTCGTCGTCGATTTCAGGTTTAACAAAAGTGCGCTGGGCTTTCAGCGCACGGTCAGCGGCAGCCATGTTCCCCTCGTTCTCCGAGAAGATTACACGCCAGTACCGCACGTTCTGCGGTAGTACAGTCTTACTGCGGCCAGTGGCGTTGTACGCCGCCGCAGCTTGTGCATCAGTCTGGTGGCGCAGCAGGATGTCTTTGTGTTCATCCTCTGTCCACAGGCGCATCAGTGTGCCCCTCATGCCTTCTTCTCCTTGTTGCGGGAAGCCACAGACACAGCCCGTCGGGCCTTGCGTCGCTTCTCCAGTTGGGCCGCTTTCAGCTCGTCCTCAGTCTTGTGTGTCGGATACACTAGGCCGCAGCCGGGTTGCTTCAGGTACACCAGCAGGCGCTCAAGCCACGGCACAATGTCTCGGTACTTCATGCTCTTAGCGCCCCAGCGCCCTGCGGCATTAGCCACCCGACCTTCGGCGCTGTTACATGAGCGGTGCAGTACGCCCCGGATTTCTCCGGTATCGTGGTCGTGGTCGATGACCAGCTCGCCCTTGATGCTGGTGTCGATAGGCTGGCCGCATAGCGGGCACACGCCGCCCTGTTCGGCCAGCTTACGCAAAGCCCACGGACGCATCTGTGAGCGGGACAGTTTACGCATATGCATCACAGCACTCCTTGAGAATACCAGTACTCGCGCCACATCTCTGCAATGCGTGCGTCGTTTTCAGCGTGGCACTCCTTGCAGCCTGTGAAGAAATTCGCACTGTCGTCTGGATAGTAGGTGTGCTGTCTAGCCGTGTATATCCGCTTGACACGATGCGGCGTACCAGTACCATGGCACGTAACGTACTGTAGCTTCCGCTGTTTAACCCGCTTCATGGCAGTTCCTCCCACGGCGGGACATCCGCGTCTGCAGCCCGCTGTTCAGTCTGCCCATCACCTTGAACATCTTCATCGTCAGTCGATTCCAGTCTCCAATCAGAGTTGAAGCAGTCCAGAACAAAGGCACGGTTAGCTTCTGACAACGGTAGCGACCAGATGTACCCTGCCGCAGTATCTTCCGGGGTTCGCATGAGCCAGAGGCAGTGCGCTTCGGGCAGAGGATTCTGCGCCGAGAATCGAAAAGCGTCGATGACAGTGTTGGCTGCTTCTGCCTCCGTTTTGCAATCCTTGAGCGTGCGGAACGCAGCGGCAGGACCACAGAGTTTCCCATACAGTTTCTCCAGTCCTTTAACATTGTCGGCAGTGTCGCCCATCAGCATCTGCGCCCAGAAGAACGCAGTGCCGTGGCCTAGCACCTTGCCTTTGTTCTCGTCGTACGCTACCCAGCCGTATCTGTCCTTGAGGACATCCGTTACGCCTGTGTGCATGTCGTACCACTTGCATGGCACAATACGTAGGTCCTTGTCAGGCGACAGCACAATGGCATCCTTGATACTGTACGCATCCATCATCATGCCGTCGTCGGCCTCCCACTGCATGCTGCGCAGGATGGTAACGCCGTCGTCAGGGTCGAACACGCCCGGTTGTGCCACCGCATCGCGGGTAGCCTCCAGCAGCGGCGGCTTTGCCTTGCCTGCCCGGTTGTCTTGGTAACGCTTCACGGACTTCACTTCAGAGCGCCCGTTCTTCCAGCAGCCTTTAGGCGTTAGGTGTACACGCACCTCTGCGCAGCCTGTCACGAACTGCCACTCCAGAACCTTGGTCTTGAAGCGACGGGCAGCAGTGTCCAGTTTTGCAGCAGTGGCGCAGGATTCGTACACCAGCCCGTCACCGTCCAAGATCAACGTGCCCTTGCCTACAGGCACGTCGAACTGGACAGGCAGGGCTTGGCCCAAGGCTTGCGCCTTAGCCAAGCGACTCATTACGGGGCCACCGGAACGTCAGGGATGTCCGGTACGTTCGGTACGTCAGGCACATCCGGGATACCAGCAGGCGGCGCAGCAGGCACATCCAGCAGGTCGCCATCCGGGTCCTCGCCACCAGCGCCAGCCTCCAGCGACGGCAGTTCGATGTTCGCGCCAGAGGCCACCAGCGCATTGTGCAGCGGACTGCCCATGAAGTTCACAGCCGACATGATCTCGTTCTGGTAGCGGTTCTTGGACTTGCCGTCATCCCATTTGCCCTCGACGAACAGGGAGTGGAACGACTCCAGCAGGTCCTCTTGGTCCGGGTTGTCCCAGATGAAGTACTTGATGGCGTCCTCTGGCGCAGGCGGCACGGCCAGCGGCACGGTCTCCAGCGTCTCTGGGTCCTCACGGAACGGGGGCTTGATCTCGCTCAGCTGCATGGTGAAGTACGCCTTCGTGCCGTCGGCGCTGGCCTCGTACGTGCAAGGCAGCTGGAACGCCTCGCCCACCATGCCGATGTACTGCTTGTGCACGCCCTTGTAGTTCATCTTCTTGAACAGCAGGTACGAGCGGGCCTTCTCGTTCCGGGACAGGTTCATGGCGTACGGAGTCCAGCGGATAGCTGGCTTGCCATCCTCTTCGAACGTCTCGATCACCGGCTTGCCGTTCTCGTCCAGAATCGGCTGGCCCTTCTCGTCCACAGCCTTACCCTTGCCCCACAGAGCGAAGCCCAGATAGAACATGAAGTCCGGCTTGTCCTTCGGCTTACCCTTCACCTTCTGGTAATGCTGGCCGATTTCAACCACGCCGATCAGGCGGGCCATGGCGTTGCCGATGGGCAGGCGGCGGCCATTGCCACCGCCGCCCTTCTGTACCTCATTCATGTCAGCTGCGGTATCAGCTACAGCTGCGGCCAGTTGTTGTGCGCGTTGCAGTTTAGTCAGTGCGGTCATGCTTGTTCCTTAGTTGGTGTGTTCGTGTGCCACTACAAAGCGTTCGATGGTATTCACTGCAAAGGCGCGCATTACGTCCGGGCCTTCCTGTACGTACAGAAACCCAGCCTCTACCTCAGCGCCTGTGATACCTCCGAACTCCTCCTCGTGGCCATCATAGAATCGAATGGCAACGCTGGTTACTCGGTTACTCGACATGCTTCTTCTCCTTCATGTTCGGGCCTGCCTCTGGAACTGCCGGGTACGGTATGTCCTGAATGCCCAGTTTGTTGTAGGCTGGGAAGATTGCACCAATGTACTTTGGCGCGTACTCCATCAGCCGCTTGACGTGCAGTGCAGCCATGCGGTACAGCTCAGGGGCTGCATCCATGTAAGTCGCATCGTGCACGCTGTTGATCGGAAGGACACGGAAACCGTAGAAGTCCTCCTTGATAAGCCAGCGGATGATAAGCCCGTCGGCTACCTGCATCACGAAGCTGGCCTCACCCTGTACAGGGTAGTTAGCCATTTCCGTAATCTTGAAGTCCAGCACTTTCTCTTTGCGGCCTTGCCCGTTGTCTGCCCACTGGTCACGCTGGCGGAAGCAGAACCGGGTGCTACTTGGCGATACGAAGTACCCTTTACGGTAGATGCGCCAGCTGCCATCCTCCGCCTGTTCGCGGTTGAACATACCGGGCTGATGACTATTGCGTTCTACTTCAGCGGCCACGACATGCCGATACTTGCTAGACTCTGGGAATAGCTCGTTCTCGTTATCGATGAAGGCTTGGGCCTCTTCCACAGACATGCCAGTAGCAAAGCTAATGCCACCAGCTGTAGCGCCGTACTGATACGCGAAAGAAGGGCCCTTGATGCCTTGGCGTGCATCTTTGATCTCCTCATGTCGTGGGTGGTCCTCGTCTTTAACGATGGCCCGCAGCGCGTCGTAGTCCTCACGCAGCTTCTTAGACAGGCGCAGTGTATGCATGTCCGTGCCTGCAATCAGAGCTTCCAGCAGCGCCTTGTCACCAGACAGGCAGGCCAGATGCACAACTTCCAGCGCAGTGTAGTCGCACTCGATGACTAGGCCATCTTGGAAGCGACTAACGAACATCTTCTTCACATCGCCGTCACGCGGAATCTGCTGCATGTTCGGGCGGCTGGAGGACAGGCGGGTAGTACCTGTGCTGACGATGTTCAGGTTGTGGTAGATCACATCCTCTGGCGTCAGGTACTGCAGCATGCCGTCGTAGAACGTGCCCAGAATCTTCTCGTCGCCAGCCAGCTCCAGTAGCAGGCCCGGCAGCGGGCTGTCTGTGAGGTCTTTGATGGCCTGCAGCGCATCACTGCCCGTGCTGTACACCGGAGTAGCGTCGTCGCACAGGAACCGCTTGCCCTTGAACTCCGCACGTTTGCCAGTAAAGCGTTGACTTACGTGAGCAGGCAACTGGCCCAGATTAACGATGCCGGG